GGTGAACACTCGTTCGGAAACGAACGTTCGACGGTTCGGACTTTTGCCTACGATGTAACGTGGTTGTAGTTATCTTTATGATTAACTGTAACATTTTAGGTTATAAAAAATCGAAAAAGTACTTGACTAATTACATGTTTTGTGGTATAATATATGTAAGATGAAANNGGGTGACGCCAAGGTCACATTCTGTAACAACTGCATTACAATTACAATTGAAAGCAAACACGGTGAGATGTTCCGAGTACCCAGGATTTGACGAAACACCACGAATAATAATATTAGAGGAGAAAACAAAATGGCACAGGACGAGGTTATGTATCAGGGTGATGAAGAACTGGTTATCTTTGACCAAAACGTTGCTATAATTCAGTCACTTACAAAGGGATTTAGTGTTGACCCAGTAGAAGCATTTAACTTGAGGAACGGGGAGTCAAAGTCACTGAATGAGATAATCAATGTGCAGGTTATGATTAAAGACATTCTTGGTCATCCTGCACAAGTGGTTGACAGGGACACTGGTTTAGTACAAGACATGGTTAGGATTATCTTTGACACTGACCAGGGTTTGTTTTCAACTTGCTCCAGAACAGTTTACAATCAGGTATGCCAATTGATGCCTGTAATCAAGTTTGCAATCAAGCAGAACAAAAAGGTTTATGTCACGATTAAGCAGCGCCCAGTAGCAAAGGGCACCAGCTTTACAATTAATCTTGATAAGATTCAGTAATTATTTGTTGTGCCCGCTAGAAATTCTAGCGGGCACGTTTTAATTCAAAAAACATAAATAGGAGGAGTTAAAATGAAACTTGTATGTTGGGCTAATGCACGTTGGAGTGATGCAACCTGTCATGGATTTGAGAATTGTCCTTATGAAGATGAAAACGGATTATGTTGTAATGTAGAGAACAAACACGTTGTTTGGAATAGTGAAACACGTGAGTTTGATTATATCCTTGAAGATGAGGAGGAAAAGTTAGGGACATGGTAAAACGTGAATGTAATGGCAGGTATATGTGGGACGACAAAACATGTCATGGTTTTGAAAATTGTAAGTATAAAGACTGTAATGGTTTGTGTTGGAATAGAAAACATGAGGAGGTAAGGTTTGAACCATTTACAAAACAGATTGATTGTGGTAGGCATTGTATTTCTTGTAATAATTTTGGTTTTGACAATAAAACTAATTCTTTTATTTGTGAGTTAGAATCTTGTGTAATAACATTAAGTAATTGTTGCATTAACTATGAACGTAACGAATCACGCTATAATGAATTAATGGGGGTAATATATGACAACGGTGCAGAAAAGAAACATATTAGCAAAGTATATTAAGGATAATAGTAACGCATATTATAAACAGTCAAGTTTTGAAGAAGAACCAGGTCATAGAGTGACTGTTTATAAAACAAATTATGGTTATGTCGAAATAACCACAATGAAAGAGTCAAGAGGTATCGTTATACAGATTTGGGATAGGTTTCATCATGCTTTAGACTTTAACCTTAGAGTGTTAGATGATGAAATAGAAAATCCAGATTTGAACGAAGGTGTAAAAAGATTCATTAAAGTAATGAGGCAACTAAACAGACAAGAAGAGAGAGATTCAAGTTTCGGGATTTATAAGCCAAGGTTGTAGTTGTTAACAGTTTAATAATTAAAAGGTGACGTTTAGTCACCTTTTTTAGTGGAGGTAGTTATGATTTATTATAATTATACGGGTCTAGAAAATGTCATTATATCACAACATGGTGCGAGGAAGTGTCGTTTTATCGAAGATATGATAGAGTTAAAACATTGCTTAAATACTATTCTTGATAAATTACAACCAGTATTAATTTACAAAAAACCGACTTCATCGTTTAATGTTAAGATTGTTGCTAAACCTTATGTAAGTATAAGGTATGATAGAGTGGTTTCATGTTTGTACTTAAATATTAACCCAGATACAAAAGAGGTTAGTTGTGAATGTCACAGGATACGTTCTGATAAACAATGTTATGAAACTATAACTATTATGTATACTGTTGAACAAAAATATTCTGATGTAGTTGTAGGTAAGTATGTAACTAATGTCGAATTATTTAATTTTATTTTAATGGGGGATAAGGAAAATGTCACGGAAAGCAAGTATAAAGACGTATATCAATTTGACGCAAAAGGAAATCCAGTACCTTTGTTTGAGTGAAAGAACCAAAGTTTATTGTAACAATATTACAGATTACATTGTAAACCAAAAATTATATGGTATATTTTATATTCATTCTCAAGGTAAGGGGTGGGTGGTGACAATCAAAATAACGCGTACACCATTTAGGGAGTCAAAAATTAGTTATGACGTAACAATAATCAATAATAGTTATAATTTGGTTGAATGTGATACGTTTATGATTGGAGGTGATTTTGTATGATTACTGATTATTATCGCGAATTGGTTGCAAGATATGATGATTATGTTGACCAATATAACAAAGTAATTAGAGATTCTACTTATACAAAACGAAAAGAAAAGGAAAAGTTAGGCGGTAAGGAAACGTTATCAGAAACTGAAAAACGCCGAATAAGGCGGGTTAATAATAATGAGGGTTTTGTAAAATCGATAAAAATTATTGAATCTGTTGAAACAAGACGAAGTTATGGTAAGTTTAAGACTGAATTAAGGCAGCGAATTAATGATTTGAAAACCCAAACAACAAGCAAAATACCAAAACAAAATGTTAAACAGGGTCTTAAAGATTTATATAAGGATAAGCAACAACAATATAAGGCAAGGTATAAAGAAGCTGAAAAATTCACACTTGACCCGTCGATATTTATTAATAGTGTTAAAAAGAAACCTAAATTTGATGAAATGACAGAAAGACAATTAAATAAAATGGCTTTTGGTAGAGGAAAAGTAAGCAAAATATTTGAACCTTATGAACAAATGGATGCACAGTTTAGGTTAAATTATTTCAAAGCAATAGAAACTAATATCGGTGTTGATATGGCAGAACAAATATATAAAGATACAGAGCATTTAACAGATAGTGAATTTTTCTTTTTCATATCGTCAAAAGGTACAGCCGATGATATTTATTTATCAGTGTTGTATGATAAGAATAGGTCACAAAAAGAAAGTTGGTATCCTAATTTTAAGTCTGAGCTTGCCAATTTTGATAAATTGCGTGAAAGTGGTATATTAGAAGATTGACATAAGGGGTAAGTATGATTATAGGGGTAGGTGACTTTGAAACAACTACAACTATAAATAATGTAAAGGTATGGTTATGGGTAGTTTCTGATATAGATGATTTGTCCTATAGAAGTGGTGAAACTATAGAGTCATTTATATCTGAAATGTATTCATATGGTATTATTTACTTTCATAATTTGGATTTTGACGGTTCATTTATACTTGATTATTTACTTAAACATGGGTATTCACATTTGAAGGCAAAAGAGGAAAATGATAGAATATGTAAGATTAAAACTTTAAGAACAAACGGACAGCTTTATTCAATAGAAGTTTGGAAAACAAATCATACTTATGTAAAATTATTAGATAGTAGTAAATTAATTCATGCTAGTGTAAAAGAAATGGGTAAAGCGTTTGGAGTTGGTGAAAAAGGTGAAATAGATTATGATAGGCATAATATTGATTGTGAAGTGACTAAAGAAGAATTACAATATTGCATTGAAGATACTCAAATTGTAGCTAAAACATTAAAACATTTTAGGGATTATGGTTTAACAAAAATTACGATTGGGAGTTGTGCCTATTCTGAGTTTATGAACGGTTTTGCTAAAGATATTCGTAATTCTTATTTTCCTGTTTTGTCTATTGAATTGGATAAAAAGTTAAGAAAAGCATATTTCGGCGGTATAGCACAACTTAAATTTGGTATTGAGGAAAAGGATATAGATGAAGGGTTAGTATTTGACGTAAATTCAATGTATCCATGGGCGATGAGAAATAAACCGTTGCCTATTGGCTCACCGTGGGTTACAAATGAACCTGAAACGGAAATGTGGATTGCTAATGTTAATATTTGGTTGAAACTGAAAAAGGGTAAAATACCGTGTATACCTGAGTCTAAAAGTTATTCATTTGCAACACAGTATATGCAAAATTCAAATGGTATTATTGAATTGACAATCACTTCTGTAGATTATCTTACGATAAAAGAATGTTATGAGATTTTATATTTTGATTTTGTAGAAGTTTATAATTTTTATCAGACAACCGGATTAGCTGAAAGTTTTATTGATAAGTATATGCAAATGAAAATTGAAGCAAAGAAAGAAAAAGATAAACCAAAAGAAATGATAGCAAAATATATGATGAACGCTTTATCTGGTAAGTTTGGTAGCAGATTAGAAACAGTGGAGGATTATCCAGTTATCAATGAAGATAATGTATTGCAATGGTTACATGGTGATTTGGAAGAGTTGGAATCAAAATATGTTCCATATGTTACTTTTGTTACCGCATGGGCAAGAAATAATCTTGTGACAACTATAAACAAATGTTATGATAGGTTTCTTTATTGTGACACTGATTCAATACACATAACTGGTTATGATTTACCAGAAATAGATATTGATAATTTCAGACTAGGTGCATGGAAACTTGAGTATAAGTTTTTGAAAGCAAGATACTTAAACCCAAAACGTTATATCGAACAAATGGAAAACGGAGAATTTATGATAAAGGCTGCCGGTGTTCCAGATAAGGCAAAAGAATATTTAAATTGGGATAACTTTCATAACGGGTTTGAATTAGTTGATGAATTTGGTAATTATATTAAACTTAAAAAGACTATGGTTGAGGGTGGTAGGTTGCTTGTACCCGTTAAGATGGAATTTAAGGAAAGAAAAGTTAAACAAATTCCAATTTATGATTCAATGGGTAATAAGCGTAAAAAACAACATAAGTTGTAGAAAGGTGGATTATGTATTACCATGTAAATGATAAAAATTTTGATTTAGAATTAACTTATCTGAATGGAAGAACCTTGTCAAAATTGTTAACATACCTTGAGAAGTTAGATAACGATGATAAGCTAGGTGATATTTTTTCTAAAGAAGAAATTAGATGTATTAAAGGTTTGAATTATCAATTATGTAAAAAATTATATTTATAAGTTATACAAAAACCCTACATTGGATGTAGGGTTTTTTGTTTTTTCTTGATTATCATATTGAACATTTGTTTTACATAGTTTATAATATAGTTAACGTGGGGGAACCATAGGAATATGGTAGTCACGTTTGAACGTGGCTCAGCAACCCCTCTGAGTCACGTTCCATTGTAAATAAAGGAGAAGTCCTCATGTATATAGATATTAAAGATTATGTTGACCCAGATTGTATTTGTAATATGATTTGTGGCGGGCGTGGTATTGGTAAAACTTATAGCGCTAAAAAGTATGTTGTAAACAGATATTTAGAAACAGGTGGAAAGTTTATTACATTTACAAGGTTTAAGACACAAGCTAAAAGGGTTGACGATTTCTTTTTAAAAATTAGACCTGAATTTGAGGATAAAGATTTGTTTACAGATGGTAATAGAGAAACTGGATACTTTTATTATTGTAATGATGAATGTATAGGTACTAATATTTTTATGTCAAGTAGCGCTAGAGGTTATGAGTTTAGTGGTGATTTTGTAGTTTTATTTGACGAATTTATATGTGAACCTGGTGAAAATTATGTTCAATCAGAAGTAACAAAGTTTTCAAGTATTCTTGAAAGTATTTTTAGAACAGAGAAAATGCGTATTATTATGCTTTCAAATTCAGTAACAGTTGTAAACCCGTATTTTATGTTTTTTGATATTCAAGAAATGAAATCAGGTTATTATAATAACGGAACAATAAAGTTAACTGTTTTAGATACACCCAAAGAATTTGTTGAAAATAAAATACAAACGGACATAGGTAAACTATTTAGGGAAACAGGTTACTTTGATTATTCTGTTAACAATATGTCACTTTTAGATAAACGTGATTATATGGTAACTAAGAAGTTGTTAAATCAACCAAGAAGCTATATTTGTTCTGTTTGCAATAATAATGTGTTTCTTTCATTTTATAATATAGATTCAACACATATTTTAGCTCTTGAAGATAAAGATAAACAAAAAAGGTATTACGGTATTGATTCAAATGATTTAGCGTGCGGTTATACAATAATACCAAAAATGTATATGTCATTGTTTAAGTCCAGGATTAAATTAGGTCATATTTATTTTGATTCACATAGAGGTAAACAGGTTTGTTTTAACATATTCTTATAGAAAGGGGGTCAAATAATGACTGATTTGCAGCGTATCGATAGTGAGTTATCGTCACTTAAGTCTCAGTTGGGCGAAATTTTAGACAAACTCAAAATTTTTAATGAAGATTTGAAAAAAGAAGCTGAAAACGTTGTTAAAGAAATTGGGGTGAATAATGAAGAAACAGGAGTTAAATCAAATACTAAAAGAAAAGGTAAGTGACGCTGATTTGTTGGTTAGTGTTTTGGAATTAATAAATCAGTTAGAACCAGATGAATCAGATAACAAACAAACTGAACCAGAAATTGATTATCGTAAGAAGTTTGAAGAAATGCAACAGAAGTATATTGATACTTTTTGTAGTGGTAGTGTAACTAAACCTGTTCAGGAAGAAAAACCTAAACAGGAAAAGTTTGAAATTTTCAAACAACTTTGAAAGGAGTTAGATTATGGCTTTGTATAATGATAGTTATCAGGTACTTAACGCAATGCGTGCTACACTTTCTCCTACGTATCAGGAGAGTGTACCACAACTTAGTAATTCGTCTAATATCAGTGAGGTTGGACAACTACTTGTAAACAATGCTGGTTTGAGGAATGAATTTCTTAATGCATTGTGGGATAGGATTGGGATGGTTGTTTTGTCTCAAAGAGTTTGGGACAACCCTCTTGAAGTATTTTTCAAGGGTGATATTGGTTTTGGTGCAGTTATAGAAGATGTTTTTACTGAATTGGCTAAAGTTTATCGTTATGAAGATGAAGAAGATGACCACACCACGTTGCGCCGTACTATTCCAGATGTTAGAGCAGCTTACTACAAGGTTAACTATTCGGCTCAGTATCAGCAAACCGTAAGTTTGGATAGGTTGGAACGTGCTTTTGCAAATGCGCAGAGTTTTAATGATTTTCTAGGATGGTTGACTGCAAGTATAATTGAGGGTGTAAAATATGATGGTTATCAGGTAGTAAAATATTTGTTGGCCAGGAATATACTTGAAGGTGGTATACTTCCAGTTTTGATTACTAACGCAACGGCTAGTTTTGCAACGGCTTATAGGGCATATAGTAACAAACTTACATTTAGGTCAAACAAATATAATCTTGCTAAAGTTAGAAGTTATGTACCAAAAGATGAACAGTATCTTATAATGGATGCCGATACTGAATCAGTTGTAAGTGTGAATATCGAAGCAGTTGCTTATAATCTTGACAAAGCAAGTTGGACTGGTCACAAGATTATACTTGATGATTTTTACAGTATTGATTATTCACGTCTTGACAAAATTTTTAATGGTGTCGGTGTGTATGCTCATTTGACTACCGCACAGGAAAATGCACTTAAAAATGTTAAGGGTGTGTTGATTGGTAAGAAAACTATCCTTGACTACATTATTAAACGCATTGGCACAGTAGAACAGTATAATGCAAAATATAATTTTATGAATTATTTCTATACCTTGCATAAAGTCTATGCGTTTAGTAAGTTTGAACCTAGTGTAGCTTTTGTAATTGATACTACACCTTCTACTATAACTTCAATTACTGTAACACCAAGTGCCATTACAGCTATTAAGGGTAGTATTATTCAGTTTGACGTAGTTGTAGCTGGTACGGGTACATTTAATCCTAGGTTTACAGTAAGTCCCGCAGTTGCGTTTAGTGACCCGACAACTTATTTTGATTATACTGATAATACACTACACATTGGTAATAATGAAGTCACAACAAACTTGACTTTTACCAGTGACCAGGATAATACAATTACCGCAAATGCTACAGTTACATTGTAATAAAATTATAAGTGGGGGTTAGGTTTTACCTAACCCCCAGTATTAAAGGGGGATTTATGGCACGTAATGGACGAGTAGACTTATTACAGTCAAACCTATGTGATAATAATAACTATCTATATTTTGATTCAACTGGTACTCGTGATGGTTTTTTTGATGGTCAAGTTGGGGTCACGTCGGATAATTGTTATTTTATCAAAGAAAATCAGGTAAGGACACCCTTTCCATGGGGTACAGTTAGGTTACATAATTATATGAGATTTAAGAATCCAAATTATACCGATACGTGGTTTTATTGTTTTATTACTAGAATTGAATACATAAATGACTCAGTCACAACAATTACATTTGAGCTTGATGATGTAACAAATTGGGTTACTGGTCAATCTATCGCAAATGTTCATAGTTTCGTAATGAGAAATCATACTAGTACTGATATTTTGTATGACAATATTGTTAAAGAACCAGAATTAATTGATAATGTAGAACGTGTTCCAGTAGACGATATTTATACATTCCCAATGCATGTTATGTTAACCGCTATTGAACCACCCAGTGGAAGTACAATGATGATTAAAGATGGGGTGGATGGTTTCTTTATAGGTCATACCGCAGAATTTGACAATTTAAGTGATTTAACAAGTTTAGTACAACAATATGCTACCAATAATAGAAACAATTCTATAATTGATATTGTTATATTCCCGCAAGGAATAGCTGACCCTAAAAGTGTTCCAATTCCTGATTATGACGTAGATTTTAACGGATATGTACCTAAAAATAAAAAGTTATATTGTTATTTATATTGTGGTGTATATTTAACTAATTATCAAGGTACCTTGAAAATGTATGGCCGTGAATTTTTCTATGGTAACAAACGATTTATTGGTAGAGGTATAAAGTATCCTAAACCAGAAGCTATTGTTTATCCAGATAATTATATGGGTGATAGAGGAATTGATGATGGTGTTTCAACCGCAGCTTTTAGTACAATTCAGGCAACAGCCAGTCAAATGCAAAGTTATTGGGCGAAGAACGCAAGTAATTTTGTAGGTGGTTTAATAGCTGGCGGGTTACAAATTGGTACAGGTGTGGCAGCAAAAGCAGTAGGTTTACCCTTAGGTGAAAAATTGATTGTTTCGGGGGCAGTCACAGGCATGCAGACAATAGCTAGTGGTGTTTCATCGGCTATTGATTCAAATTTTAGTAGTGGTAATTCATATGGTACAACAAACGCTGGGGTTCTTAATTTTTTAGGTAAAAATACGGTTGGTTATGGTAAATATAGACTTGAAAAGAATAACGCTATAAAGGTAGATAATTTCTTTTCTGTTTATGGTTATGCTATAAATAAGCAACAGCTTGTTCAAATTAACAACCGCCCCAATTGGACATTTATACAATGCGATGGTTTGCCTGGATTTAATGCTGTAGGTGACTTTGGCGCAAAAGAACGTATTTCACAACGTTTTAGTAATGGGGTTTGGTTTTGGAAAAATTATAATACAATGGGCGATTTTTCACAACCTAACGAGGTATAGCTTATGTTTGAATATAGTGATTATAACATGGATTTGGTTACAGATAGTCTATTTCCTTTAGGTGATTTAATTAAGGGTAGAGGTGGGACAAATCAATTCAACGTTAACATTCAAGCAAGATATATTTTTAGAAAGTTTATGGAAATTTACGCTTCTATGTTTAGTTGGAATGATTGCCCAGATAGTTTGAATCCTTTTTTCATTGAAAGGGTGTTAGCAACTAAAGGCAGAATAATGATTTGTAAAGATGATGTTATTGGTGTAATAGCACTTGACATTGCAGCAAATTCAACACTAGACATTTATGGGGAGTATCAAGATGTAATTGGAATTTCTAGAAACGGTGGTACATGGAAACGTAAAAAAGGTGAGTATGTGGTTGTTTATAATAACATAATTAAAACAACCGATGTTGATTTAATGCGTCATTATTCATTGATGATTGCAGAAATAGAATTAACAGCTAGAATTAATGCAAAATCACATATTCAAACTGGTATTCTTACAATGGAAGATAAAGATAACTTGACTAAAAAGAATATTATGCAACAAATTGAAGAATATCAACCGTTTATATGTGTAAGTAGTAAAATGGCGCAAGCAGTTACAGATTGGCTTAATTATATTAACGTTCAAAATACAACAGACCCTAATCAGATTTGGCAATTACGTGAAAACGTGTTTAAAAGCGTGTTACAGTTTATTGGGGTTAGTGGTTATTCTCAAAAGAAATCGAATTTAACAGTTTATGAGGTACAGTCACAAGATATTGTTAGTAAGTCTATTTATACAGGTAGACTTGAGTCAAGAGAACGTGCAATTTCGCAGATAAATGAAATGTTTGGATTGGAAATTAATTTGGGATATACCGATATGCTTAATCTTGTAAATCAGCTTGAGATGGAAGAAACTAGAAATGGTTTGCCGTCAAAACCTGATACTATAGGTGAAGATTCAGAAAAAGATATTGACCCGAAGAATAAGCTTGGTATAATAAAACTTAAAGGAAAGGAGGATAAGGATGAGTAAGTATACAATGCAAATTAGGTTTGCTTGTGAAAACTTGATAGGTAGAGTTCATCAAGATGATTATTCGCAAACGGACCAAACTATTTCGCAAGCTAGACCGTTGATATTTAATTTTAATTACAACTTATTCGGTGACGGTAAAATTCAAAATTTACCATTGACTAAAACGATGTTTGAAGAATATTTCATTAGACATTTTTATTTCAGAGAAATAGGATATGAAACATATGAATTGTGGCATTTTAAGTTAAGAACATGGCTATTAACCCATACTCAATTTTACAACGATTATATCAACACATTGTTTATGCAAATGGATTTAGAGAATGAAGTTTTATATCCTAGAGTAACTCACACAAAACGTGATTATTCGTTAAAACAAGACGCAAATAATACTCAAGATTTGTCACGAAATATGGATGAATCTCATGAAAAAATTGATAACACTTCTGAAACAACACATGCCGAGTTACAACGTTCGTCAAATGACAGTTTAACTAACACGCATAATGATACAACAACAGATGTATTTAGTGAAAACTCAAGGGTAAATAACCTTGATACCCCACAGTCAGAAATAAATGCAATGCCTAGTGATATTAGCCCAGGATATTTAACAAATTATCAAACGTCAACACATGGGTCAAATGATGCAGTAAACAATACAGGTGGTTATGTAAACACCGACGTTTTTTCTCAAGATGATGTTTCAAATGGGACAAGAGATAGTGAAACAACAGAACAGTATAATGGTGACCAGGATGTAACGCAACACGAAACGGATGTAATTGACGATACTAAAGTTTTTGATGAACTTGTAAGTTATTATGGTTATGGTCAATTACAAAATAGGACAGATGTTATTACAAAGTATCGTGAAAGTTTATTCAATGCTTTTGAATTTATCTTTGACGATATGGATGGTTTGTTTATGCAGGTATTTTAAGAAAGGAGAAGTTATGCCAGGACCTAATGAACATATTAGACCGTTTCATTTTTGGTTACAATTTGTAACTCCGCTTGAATTTGCCGATTCGCTTTCATATTATGAAACTTTACTTAAAGTAAAACATAAACTTAATGAAGTTATAGAATTAGCAAATCAAGTTGCCGACCAAGTTGGCACGTTTCAGGGAACACTTACGCAGCTACAAAACGATGTAACACAGATAAACAATCAAATAAATAATATCAATAATCATTTGAATTTGCTTGATAATACAACTTCATCTTTGCAGCAACAAATTAATAACATAAATAATACTATTTCTAGTATTCAGAATAGTATAAACACTATCAACGGGCAAATTACAACCATAAATAATACTCTTACAACCTACAATAATAGAATAACAGCCCTTGAACAGGAAATGCAGGTTGTGAAACAAACGTTAATAGAAATAAATGATGCTTTGACTTCAATTAATAATCAAATTAGCATTATTAATAATCATTTAACGTCTATCGACCAACAGATTACAGTTATTAATCAACATTTATCAACACATGACACGCAAATTGCAACATTACAATCAGATTTGACTGTTTTAAGTAACAGGGTTACACAAGCTGAAACTAATATTCAAAATTTGTTTACAATTACGGCTGACTTGCAAACCCAAATTACACAGCTTAATCAAATAGTTGACCCATGGGATAATAATAATATAAAAACTATACAGCAGACTTTTAATGACGCTTATAACGATAGTCTTGTTGTTGGTGGTAAGCAGGCTATTAACCCATTTACGTCAAATACTGATACTGTAAATAATATTTTTGAAGCACTTAAAAATTATTATTACGGTATGTTTCTTGATGACGCAATGGTGACAGACCCAAGTCAAAATCCAGAACAACTTAATAATTTACGTGATACACTTTATAATATTTTTCATGCTATCCAAACGTCGGGTATGATAGGTTGGCGAATAGATGATACAACATATGCAGATTTTATTTATATCATACCTATAGACAATGCAGGTGACATTGCATCAATAACACCAATAACTCTTCCAAAGGTTATTATACAAACATTTGATACACAAACGTCACAGAATAATATTCCGTGGGTTAAATTAGTATGGGATACTGCCAGTCAAACTTATATTACAACTTCAGATAGTATGCCACTTAATTTTGAAAGTGGTGCAGTCACAAGAGATTTTACAACCATAGGTACAAACAATTCCGGGCTTTATACATATTATGATAAAGACGGAAATCAACTTTTTCAAACAGCCATACCAGTAGTTGATTTTGTTTCTCAACTAAGCTATCTTGATGGAGTATTTACGTTTTATAAAAATACATATGTAAATGATGTAGGCACTGGACAACCAGCTTATGTACCAACCATTTATACTATTGATATAAATAATGATTTTAATGAGTATCAACCATTTGTGGAAATATATTATCCAAATTTAGGTAGTCAATCAAGTCCAGGTGGAATTTATGGAATTATGGTTGAAGATGTACTATCCAATACTCCGTTTGATTGGTATAATAGCAGTGGTTACATTAGATTACAAAATGGTTATCTGGAAGCTATTTTGAAAATGACCATAACTGACCCGTCAATCGGAATTGGAAAAGGAGTTAACTTTTTCAAATTTGTGTTACGTTCACCCAGTGGAGGAATTGCTAATTATAAAGATTTGGCGTTCTTTGACCCAGCGGTCACAGTAGTAAACAATTATCTAAATGTTGGTGGTAGACTACAAAGTAGCACAGGTTTTAATGAACAAATTTTATCAAGTGGTGACCATTGGGTTATTGTTTCAGATATTAACGGTTACCCTAATAATTTTCCTGGTAAAGCAATTCAGCTTTATGATACATTAATGACTACCGAAAGTGTAGTATATTTTGTAATTCGTCACATGGTGGAAATAGTTGACTACGTTGCACCCTAGGAGAAAAGAATGGATATAGTAGAAATGATTAAGGATTTGGGTTTTCCTATTTGCGTTTTTCTTTTGGTATGGTATCAAAATGAAAATACTTTGAAAAATAACACTAATGCGATTAATGATTTAATTAAAACTCAAGAAAAAATAATTCAAATGTTAGACGCCCATGAGGAATTTGATGAAAAGTTATTTAAGTTTGTGTTAGGAAAGGAGAATAAAGATGGTGATTCTTAATACAAAACAACAGGAGGTTTATGATAGCTTTAGTGATGTTATACAACATATATTTTGGGATTTGGAACAAATTAGAGATGCTGTAAATTTGTTTGACCCTACAATAATAAATTCTATCCTATCACGTTTAACAACAGCTGAAAATAATATTATTC